CTTTGCCGGTGTTGGATGGTGCCCGGGAGCCTGGTGTGCACGAACCTGCACCACCACCACCACCACCTCCGCCACCGCCGGCTCCTGAGCATCCAGCTCCGCCGTCGTTGGCTCCGGGTACCCCGCTCACTGGGCGTCCTTGGCATCACAGCGTGGAGGAGGACGATCACAGCTTGCTGCTGAACGTCCGCGCCGAAGGTTTGTTGACTCAGCGTTTGGTGTTTGAGTTGTGTCAGCGCAGCGGGGTTGATGCCCGAGCCCTCTATGAGGAAACCCGCAACAGTTTCTAGGAGGTATTGACCGACGATGATGCCGTGGGAAAGCCAACCGCCACGGCCCGCCCCGCCGCCACCCGGACCGGTGGCACCCCCGGCACCACAGCAGATGCAGTACGACGTTGTGCAGGCACCGGGTTACACCTACAGCCACGCCCCTATCCCGCAGTATCAACCACCACCGCAGTACCAACCACCACCTCCTGCGGCGCCGGCGTTTGATCTGAACTCAATCATCAAAGAGGCTGTGAACACCGCTGTTCAGCAGAACAAACAACAGTTCGTGGCGAACACGCAGAAGGCGATCGAGAAAGCTGTCGACAAGCGAACCGACAAGCTTGAGGATCAAGTCGAACACCTCGAGGAATCGTTCTCCGGTGGCCCTGCCACCACGAGGACGTTCATTCAGGGTGCGGCGGTCGATATTGGTTTCGCTGCTTTGGCGGCCGGGGCAACGCTTATCGGCCCGGACGCTGACCTGTTCGACAAAGAACTGTGGACCCTTGTGGGAGTGATGATGTTGAAGACCGTCATTCAGACCGGGATGTCGTACGTGATGCGGATGCAGGTTCGGCAGTGACCGGGGTGCGGGAATTCCTGTTCGCCGCCCCGGCGAAGGATCACGTCGAAACACTCCCGGAGCGCCGGCAACGCTGGTTCGAGAACATCATGGCGATCATCATGGCTGTGGCCGCGATCTCCGCGACGTGGGCGTCGTTTGAGTCGTCCCGTTGGGGCGGTAAGGGTTCCGGTTTGGTGTCGGAGTCCAATGTGTTGCGTGCCGACTCAGCCAGGTGGGCTGCCCGCGGCGCGGAGCAAACATCGGTGGATGCGTCGGTGTGGATCGAGTGGCAGAAAGCAATCCTGCTGGGGAGGGATGACTTCGCCGCGTTCATCGTTGAACGGTTCTCCCCGGAATTAGATGAGGCGCAGGGAACGTGGCTGGGCGTTGTCGACCCCGCTGACGGGAAACTGCCGAAAGGCACCCCAATGGGGTTGGATTCCTACATCCCTCCGGGGCAGGAGAAGTCCGAGCGGTTCGCAGCGAAAGCGGAGGAGTTGCTGGCCGAGTCCAGCATCTACAGCTCGGTGTCGGGCAAGTACACGATGCTGACGATCATGTTCGCCCTGGTGTTGTTCTTCGGGAGTGTGGCCACAAAGTTCCACGGCCCGAAGATTCAGTTGGCGTTGGGGTCGTTGGCGTTCCTGCTGCTGGGTTCCGCGTTCGTCAGGATGCTGCTCCTACCGATCATCTGATGGAGCACACGGTGCTGTTGAACAACGGCCAGTCGGTGTCGTTGGTTGGTGAGTTGGAGTTGGTTGGCGACTTCATGGTGTTGTCGAACCAGTGTGTGACGTACAGGTTCCATTGGAAGAGCGTGGCGTACTGCCGCTCCCGGAGATCAGTCGGTGGTGGAAGTTAGGATGCTGAAGATGTGAAAAGGCCCCGGCGGCTGCTGGTAACAGCCCCGGGGTTTGGCCGAGACTTGATAGGAGTCCCGACGTGTCCCATGCTAGTGCGCTCATCAAGCTTTGCAGCTATTGCGGGGCGGATCTCGGGGATTGTCATCCCCGACGGAAGTATTGCAGCCGAAGTTGCAAACAGTCTTTCCTGTGGCGGCTTCACAACCCGACATCCCCTGTCGGGCATTGCGGCTGGTGTCAGGAGAAGATGCCGGATGGAAAGCGGCCACACGCCCAATACTGCTCGCGTCCGTGCAAGGCCGCAGCCGCACATGGTCGTCGTCGTAAAACGACGCCAGAAGAGAATGCCGAAAGGTACCGGCGCGAAAAGGAACGGCGCAAGGAGTACGCCATCCAGCGTTACCGGGAAGAACCGGAGCGGGCAAAGCAATACAGCCGCTCGTGGCGCATTTCAAACCCGGACAAGAGGCATATCCAGCATCAACGCCGCAGAGCCCGCATCCGATCTGCCTATGTAGAAGACGTGGACCGCAATGTCGTATTCGGCCGAGACGAAATGATCTGCCAGAAATGCGGCATCCGATGCGATCCTGCCGCGCAATGGCCGGCTGGAAACATGCCCACGCTAGACCACGTCGTGGCGCTTGCGAACGGCGGTGAACATAGCTACGAAAACTCGCAAACCCTGTGCCTGGCCTGTAATTGCCGGAAGGGCGCACGCTAAAAAACCGCCATTTGGAAGGAGAGCACTTGATGGACGACCTACTTGCTTGCCCTCCGAATTTTGAAGGGCCAACATGGCGCAAGAAGGTTACCGGCGAGTGGCATCTCCCCGACAAGACGCTCGGCTGGGAAATCATCAACTGGCTCGCAACCTATGTGCGTTCCCCAGATGGGGATGGCCCGTTTCTTCCGACGCTTGAGCAGTGCAGATGGCTTCTTTGGTGGTATGCGATAGACAACGATGGCGAGTTTGTCTACCGCTCAGGGACTTTGCGGAGAATGAAGGGCGCTGGCAAGGATGTCGTCGCTGCTGCGTTGTCGCTAGCTGAGTTGTGCGGCCCGGTGTCGTTTTCCCATTTCAACTTGAAGGGCAATCCGGTTGGAAAGCCGCGATTTGCCGCCTGGGTCCAGCTCGCCGCCGTGAGTTACGAGCAGACAAAGAACACGCGGGCGTTGTTCCCGGCTTTGATCACTGACCGCATGAAGCGTGAGTATCAGCTTGAGGTCGGCAAGACCTTGATCTATAGCGGCGCTGGGGGGAGGATTGAGTCGATCACCTCGAGTCCGTTTTCCGCAGAGGGGAACCGGCCCACGTTCGTTGTCCTCAATGAGTGCCAGTACTGGTTTGAGAGCAACAACGGCCATGCTTTGGCCGGAATCCTTGAGGGAAACGTCACAAAGGTTAAAGGCGCTAGGAAGCTGTCGATCTGCAACGCGCATGTTCCTGGTGAGGATTCGGTTGCGGAGCGTGATTACGACGCCTACTTAGCCGTCAAGGCCGGCCAGGCCGTCGATACAGGAGTGCTCTACGACTCTATAGAGGCGCCTGCGGATACCCCTGTTTCAGAGATTCCACCCGAGGATATTGATCCTGAGGGTTACGCGTCAGGAATAGCGAAGCTGAGGGCGGGAATTGATATCGCCCGAGGTGATGCGACGTGGCTCTCGGTCGATTCCATAGTTGCGTCGATCCTGGACGTGAGAAATCCGGTCAGTGAGAGCCGTCGTAAGTATCTGAATCAGGTTTTGTCAGCTGATGACGCATATCTCGCGACGTATGAGTGGGATGCCTGCGCGGACACAGAGTCGAAGCTGGAACCGGGTGAGCGGATCGTCCTGGGCTTTGATGGATCCAAGACCCAAGATCACACAGCTTTGGTTGCTTGCCGGGTGGAGGACGGCTGCCTATTTCTGATCAAAGCGTGGAACCCGGAGATGTACGGCGGCGAGGTTCCCCGTATGGATGTTGACGCAACGGTGCGTTCGACGTTCGCCAAGTATGAGGTGGTTGGTTTCCGCGCGGACGTTAAGGAGTGGGAGTCCTATATCGACCAGTGGTCGCGGGACTTCAAACGAGTGTTGAAGGTGCTGGCTTCGCCGGGCAATCCTGTGAGCTACGACATGCGCGGAAACCAGAAGCGTTTCACGTTGGATTGCGAACGGTTCCTAGATGCTGTTTTGGAGCGGGAACTGACCCATGACGGTAATCCAGTTCTGCGTCAACATGTTTTGAATTGCCGACGCCATCCAACGAATTGGGGTGGCCTGGGCGTGAGGAAAGCGTCTAGGGACTCGTCAAGGAAGATCGACGCGGCGGTTTGCGCGATCATCGCATTCGGCTTGCGTCACGAGTACCTGATGTCGAGGAAAGCTAGAAGCAGAAGGGTGTCGGTCATCAAGTGACCTCTTCCGGGGTGATTGCCGACTACAGAGAGAGTTAACGCCAGTGGCTGACATTGAGGACATGCGTGAGGCGCTTCTGAGTGTTTTTGAAGCCACGCAAACCCCTTTCCGGGATAGCCGCGCCTACTACGACGCCGAGAAAAGGCCAGACGCGATCGGTATCGCCGTCCCGGTGGAGATGCGCCGGCTGCTGGCGCACGTGGGGTACCCGCGGTTGTATGTGGATGCGATAGCGGAGCGCCAGGAGTTGGAGGGGTTCCGCATGGGCGGCGCCGATAAGGGCGACGCGGAGCTGTGGGACTGGTGGCAAGCTAACGACCTTGATGTGGAGGCGACGCTGGGTCACACCGACGCCCTGATTTATGGGCGTGCCTACATCACGGTGGCGGCGGCGGACCCACGCACTGATGTGAATGTTGACCCGGAGGTTCCGATCATCCGGGTGGAGCCCCCCACGAGTTTGCATGCGGTGATTGATCCGCGGACCCGTGAGGTGACCAAAGCGATCCGCGCTGTGTATGACGATGAGCGTTCCGGTTTGGTGGCGTCGACCCTGTATCTGCCTGATGTGACGGTGCAGTGGGTGCGGGAGCGGGGCCGGTGGGTGCAGGTGTCGCGGGTGAAGCATTCGTTGGGGTTCGTCCCGGTCATCCCGATGGCGAACCGCAC